TTGTTAGGGTCTTCACTTTCAGCTACCTGCATGTTACGGATGTCCATAAGTGGGGTGCCCTCCAACGTCTCTCCGTCTGCACCTGCGGAGAATAATATATTCCCTTGATCGTCCTGTAAGAAAGCCTTGTCTACTGTAGTGGTATACCTTCCGTTTACCATTGGGTGTAATTTTCCTTTGCCGTCTACCCAGGATATTCTTATCATCCTAACATAGTCCCTAGGAAGCACAATCTGCAACGTATCCGGCATTTCCATCTCTATAGACCTAACATCATTTAACGCGTCATAGTGAAGCTCCTGAAGCCCTCTTTTCGCATGAAATATAACATCAAACCTGGATATGTCATTAATTATCTTGCCATCACCAACATTTATAAGCATAAAGTTGTTTATGACGTTTGATAGCTTTACATACTGGTCCTCCCCCCAGTTAGTGCTGTTTTCGTAATATTGTCTATCTGTATTAGCCATCTATTAAACCGTTTCTTTTTGAGTGTTCTGGTTGTCTAATCCGTTAATTATATTAGATACTTCAACCTCTCTAATAGATACTCCAGCTAGCTTACATATCTCTGAAACCAAAGCAACTTCTTCTTCTTCGCCCAACTCAAAGTCCATGTAATCATTGGCGCTACTGTTAAATATTGGCTCTCCACCAATCATTATATAGGTCCACTTTGGATCTATTGGTTGTCTTACGTAAGCAAGGTCAAGGCACGTTATAGTGTCAGGCTTCACTGTGTATGAATTGTTTTTGTCTATATATACAGGGTATGAAATGCTTGGGCCACAAAGATTAGCATTGTCAAGCATTGTCTCTTTGTAAACAGGTACTTCGTCAACCTCAACACCATTGTACCTGAGTGACAGCGGCATATACATGTCGCAAGGCTTCAGGTATACTGATTTACTTTTAGGCAGAGATACCACCTTAGTGAACCTGTCTATTTTGTTTTTAAGGTCTCTAACCCTGTCCCCATAATCTTGACTAAGCCTTCTAGCGTTCTTCATGGAACTCATCCTAGAGTACTCAGAAAAGTAAAGGTTGAATATGTTTTGCTGAGCGTGCTGAGCGTATAGATTAAACTGCTCTGGCGTCAGGTATCCCCTATTCTCCTTGTTCAATATGGTTAGAACTGTGTTTCTAACGTGATTTATCATGCCTAAATATTTGACACAAAAATACAAAAAAAAGAGGAGAACATTTCTGATCCCCTCTCTTTGCATTTAAAGACTACAACTTGTTAGTTATAGCCTGTAATACGTCTAGGCCTTCGTCTGTTTTAAAGTACTTAGCTAATGCGCTATATACGTTCTCTCCAAAAGGACAAACAATTATCTTGTCTTTCTTTTTGTTGTTCCAACACACCGTTACGTTATCGTCTTTTATGTAAAGTATACCCATTTCAACCGATCTTATAGCTATGTTTCTTAGCTTTATATTCTCGTCGTTGGCTATGCTTGTAAATTCTTTTGGGTTCTTTCTAGCGTAATTGAGCATGTCTCTTCTAATCTCTTTAGAGCTCATGTCAGAAACCCTACCCTTTATGACTACCCTAGCTACGGCCTCAAGGTCTTCTATCTCCATAGCTCTAGCTAAATTCATAGCGTCAAGTTCTATGTCTATATTATTAACCTCTTCCTCTGCTAGTTTTGAAGGATCAAATTCAACAAATACATTCCCGTTGTCTGGGTGGTATAATGATAAAAATTCCTGTAGTAAAGTGTTTTCTTTAGGCACGGTTAGTTTACCGTTCTGAAAAATAATAGCTGGTATAGTTGCATCCCCATATTGCTCATCTATAAATACAGATGTTTGGTTAGATGCATATCTCAAAGCTTTTTGAGTCCTGCCATCAAAGTATTGCAATGGTTTATTATTGCTGTGCTTAGATCTTAATATAAAATTTACCGGAGTAGCGCCTCCTTTTAGTATGTAAATTCTATCCTTTAACTCCATAGATGGAGCCTCTTGTTTTTTTGTTGCCATTATAATTAAAATTAGATTAAATTAAAAAAGTAAGAGTTACCCCCGTCGTTATAACGAGGGTAATTCCTACAATAAATGTTACTTCAATAATACGAAGTTGTTAGCTCCCATAACACATAAAGCTCTTTCAGATAAGAAATGAACTTGCATTGCGTCTAGATCGCTGTTAGAAGCACCACCAGCTGAACCAACAACCCATGATTTGTACTTTCTATCCTCAGCCTCGTTCTTACGATATTTAACGTGTAAGAAAGGAACAGTTGCGTTCTTTCCTAATACTTGATCGTATACAGTTTTCTGTCCTACAGGAACAATTAAACCATCTACTCCAGAAGTTAAACCTCCAGTTGTAGGGTCGTTTAAGTATTTCCAGTCAGTCTTGTAGAAATCGTACCCAAGGTTGAAACCTTTGAATCCAAGCTCTAAAGCCATGTCAGAATCATTGTCAAATAAACCAAAAGAAGCACCAGAAGCTCCGAAGTTATTCAATCCAGCTAATACGTTGTCAATTTCAAAAGACTTGCTTCTGTTAACGAACATTACGTTTTCTTGGATTGCTCCTTCTTTGTCTAACACCTTAATGATGTTTTCGATGTCACCTTTTGTGTCAATAGATCCAGAAGAAATGTTTCCTCTGTTTTCTACTTCGTGGAATAAACCTTTAGTACCATTGTATCCGGCGTTAGCAGCGGCAGATCCAGCAGCAGCAGGTTTTCCTTCGATCATAGAAGTCTCTAAGTAATCCTCGAAACGTAATCTTGTTTCGTGCTCAGACTTCAAGTACCATAAGTACCCAGATGCACCATTCTCAGTAGTTACTTCAATCCATCCGATCTGAGCCATGTCAGAACCGTTTACTTCGTACTTATCTTTTAAGATAATTGGAGTAGTAGACTGGATGTCTTTTGCAGCCTCTAAAGAACCTTCCATTCCAGATGTTCCTTTTTTGAATTCAGATCCAAAAGCGAAAACACTAAGTCCAGAGGTAGCTAAGGCTCCAGGTAAGTTAGCACCAGAGTAAGAAGCAACCTCAAAAGAGTCAGTTCCAACTACTGTTACGATAGCCTTGTCTTGAGCACCAGCAGCGTCTTTAATTACAACTGTTTGGTTTTTTCTGAATGGGTGACCAGCAGAAGTGATTTCATCACCAGTTCTAGTAGCACCTGTTACAGCTAAGTGTAGACGTCCTTGCTCTGCCCACTGAATAACATCAGAAGCAAAAGGCATTTCAGCGCCTACCATTCTTAAAAAAGAAGATACAGAACGGTTTCCGTATTTCTCGAATTCTTTCTCGTAAACTTCAGGTAAGTACTGAGATGCGAACTCAATGCTTGATCCTAAATAGTTTGTAGATAATGTTGATTTTGAAGGGGCTGGGGTTAACGCACCACCAACACCTGTTAAAGTTACAGACATTTGTTGTTTTTTTTAAAAGTTATTTTTTTCTAATTTTCATTGAAAAATCACTCCCTTGGTCTAATACCCTAAACTTAGGTCCCTTTGCATCTGTTTGAACGTTTGATCTAACATCCATATCTATATTCTTTGTCTCCTTAACTAAACCTTTAGTAGCGTCGGCCTTGCCTTGCTCATAAAAGTGTTTAGCGATTTGGTCAGCATTATTAGCCGCGTACATTGCTTTATGGTATTCCTTAGGATCCCTTAAAAAGCCTTTATCGTCTAAGTGTCTGTCAAAGAAATTAGAAATGTCAGACTGTACATTTTTAACTTTAGATGCATCCTTTACTTCTAAAATAGCTTTTTCTCCTCCGAGGTCAAAGTCAAAACCTTTGAATTCTTGCCCGAATAAAGCATTTGTTTTTTCAATAAAGAACTTAGAACGCTCCGCTTGGATCTGTTCCTCGGTCATTGATTCTTCCTTATATTTATTATAAAAGTCATAAGCCGCCTTATAGTCCTCAGGAACAGAAGCTTCGCTTGACTCAAGCGGCGCCTTGTACTTTTCCTTCATGCCTTCAAAGTGGTTTCTGGCCTTGTATAATTCTTCTTTAAATGAAATCTTTTTCTTCTTTATGTCCCTGTCTTCGTCCAATTCTTCGTCGTACGAGAAGTTTTCCTCTAGAAGGTAATTAATTTCACTATCATCAAGGTGCGGCTTCGTCTCCTTATAGTACTCTTTTAAAACTGACGAGTCATCTATACTACTCCAATCCTTTTGTAGGTTTAAGAAGTCGTTGAAATTTCTTCCAGTTTCTTTTTTGTACTCAAGGAATTTAGCTACATCCTCTGGTATTTCATCTTTTCTAAGAACGTCCTCCAAAGAGGTCTTGTCTACATTGTATTTCTCTTGCAAGAAAGACAAAACTTTTTCGTCATCAATAGAGAAACTATCCTGAGTGAGCTCTTGTATTATCTCCTCTTCAGATATAGTATCTTTTTCTGACTGCTCAACAGATTGCTCTGTATCACTTGACTGCAATTCATCGACACTTTCTGTCGGTTCGTCTACAGTTTCAACCACTTCATCAGTGGTTACTTCTTGTGTTTGTTTAGGCTCTATAGGGTTACCATCTTGGTCTAACTCCCTAAAAGTAATTCCTTCCATATGATTTGATTTAATTTAATTGCAAAGATACTATTATTTTTTTACAGCATGTCTGTACTAAGAGAGTCTTGACCGTCAAAGTCTATAGGGCTCAAGTCTTGTTGTCTCTGCTGTATCATCTTTGATTGCTGTGACGCCTGCTTAGCCGTTCTCTTGTCCTTCCTGTCTTCTTTGTATTGCTCCCTGGCTATAATGTTATTTATCTCAGACTGCTTAATATTGTTGTCCATAGACTTCTGTAGCTTTATGAGCTCAGCCTTTAGGTTAAACTCCATCTGCATTCTCTGAACCTCAAATTCAGCCTTCATTTGCGCAAGCTTAGCGTCTACCTCTCCTTGAGCCATTAACGTCTGTTGCCTTCCTTGTTCTGCTGTCATAGAGGCCTCTTGGTTTGCCTGGGACTGAAGAGCTATATTCTCTTGTTGTCTCTTTTGATCCATCTTCTCTTTTCTTCTCTTTCTAACTTTTAAAAGCTGAGAAGCAATCTTAGAGTTTCTAACAGACCTAATGTCTATGGCATCGTCTATGTCAATCTTCTGAGCGGCAAGAGACGCCTGAATGTTTTGTTCTAGCATTTGCTTCTCTTCTTCGTCAGGATGCATTTCTATAAAAATACCAAAGTCATGAAGGTGTAATTCCTTTATTTCTTTTAGTATCTCCACACTTTCTTTGCCAATATTCTTAGCAAAGTCCTCTGTCATGTCTGAGTACTCTAAAACATCTGATATTCTATAGGCTATACACTCCGCTAATTTTTGAGTTATATATAAACCTGCCATGAGTATGTGTCTCGTTGCTGTGTTTGAATTCAACGCAGCTAGCTTCTGTATACCTACCAGTGAGTTTGAGTCGGGTGTACTTCCATCCCTAGCCTCGTTAAGTCCTGTAACAGACCTAATCATACCAAGGTTGTAGTTGTACATATTTATAAGCGAGCTAATCTTGGCATTAGAGCCTGAGGATGTTAACTCCTGTACAGGAATCTTACCGTGATTAAACTCTCCTTCTTCGTTTAGTGACCTACCTAATACAGAACCAGTCTGGAAGTAAAGATTTAAAACCTCACTAGCGTCGTAAGTCATTCCATTACCTAGGTTAATAGATGATATACCATCTAAATCTACGAACACACCGTCAGGGGTTAATCTTGACGCTATTTGTTGTAGCTTAAGGTGTATCATTTGTATCTGGTCAGCAAAAGGGATCATTCTTTTAACCAAAGAATCAATCCTACCCTTATACATCTTAGGGGCTGATACTATAAATGGCGCGTATACCTTCTGTATGGCTGACTTTGGTCTAACCATATTCTTCATTACGTTCCACTTAAGTATGTACTCTGTTCCGAGAACCATAACGCCTTCATACCAAACATCTATTCTTCTAGATAATCTTTCGAATAATTCTGTTTCATCTGGGTTAAAGGAGTCATCTCTTTGTATTACTTTTTCAGCGCCAGTTCCTGTTATTTTCTTCTTGTATACAATATTTTTATCTGTCTTGTAACTGAAGTACAATAATGTAACTGTGTTCTTGTCGAACGTATCGTTTCTAGAACCTCCTCTAGTACCCTGATACTCGTCCCACTTGTGCGCTGACTTAGATATTTTCTCCATATCTTCTTTAGTAAGATCTGGATTTATTTTCTTTAATTCTGTTAGGTTTACATTCTTAACCTCACCAAAATAATAACAGTCACCAAAGTTAGAGTCATCCGTAGGGCTCCATATAAAATTAGCCGGATCTACATACTCTACTTTTATTCCTTCATTAGTATTAAAAGAGTGCTTAGCTACTCCTATACCTATCTCTGTTATGTCTTTGTCTATTTTTGATTTAACATTTAAGAATTCATTCATCTTAAATACAGACTCTATAGACTTCTCTTGAGCTATCTCAATTGAATCCTTGTAGTCTAATTGCATATGCAAATCTAATTCATCGTCATTCTCTGGTAGCTCGTCTGGAGCAATAGAGAACATGTTCTGATCTATTAAATTTCCTATGTCTTCAAAGATCTCCTTGTTATTCATTTCTGTTTGAATAACATTCTTGTACTCAGATCTCTTAGCTGTAGATATTGGATCCACGGCATTAGCCTTAACATCAAAAAGCCTGTTAGACATACCGTTAACAACGATGTCTACAAACTTAGGTATTATAGGTAGTGGTGTCCAGTCTAGGTTTAAGTATGAGATGTCTCCGTTAACAGATAATTCATCCTTATATTTCTGTGTAGACTGCTCGCCCATTGCGTACAATCTTAGATTGTGGTAAACACCTCTATTGTCGTAAAACCTAGAGTCTCTACCTTCACCTCTGAACCATTCATACTCGATAGCCCTTCCTACTCTTAATCCGTACTCATTAGATTCTTTTTCAAAATCAGGAGCTAATTGGTCAGGAAAGCCAGTCTTGCTCTTCACAGAAGAATTATTCATACTATTAACGTAATATTTTGCTTACTAAGCCTTTATTATTATACTTTGCAAAGTTAACATTTATTTCGTTAGTGTTTTTCTCTGGCTTAATCATGTACTTTTGATTCGCCATTATAGCGAAACCAGATGATACTGTTGCATCGTATTTAGTTCTTTTAGATATATCGTAGTTCGCCCAGTCCTGTAAGGTCCTAGAAAAGTACATATTACCGGTGCCGTCTTCACCAAAGCCAACATTGTCTTCTATGTATGATTCTATAGCCTCTGCATGTATGGATATTACCGACGTAGAGGAGGGTATACCTCCTAGTTCTTTCTCTGCCTTTGACAAGGCGTTCTTGTGTTTGTCAGGCCTATTTACACTAAAATTCCTGTAGCCTCTATTCTTTAAGTGGTATAGTAGTCTAGGTTTGTTGTTCTCCGCTAGTACTGGCATTCCGTAAAATACTAAGGCCATAAGTACGTCCTCATAAAAAAGCTCAGCCGTTTGTGGCCTAGCTATATACTCTAAAAAGAATTGATTACTAGGGGCATTGTCCATGTTAAATTTAGTTACGCCGTGTAAGGCTCCATTAGAGCCACCACCACCAACAGTTCCGGATATGTCGTAGCTGTCACATCCAAATGCTCCAATATGATCATTCCCAGGATATTTTCTTCCATTGACTATTTTTACGTTATTCCTTAGTTCCTTAGACGGTATCCATGAGATTAAGAATTTGCCCTTCCTGTCTGGCGACCAAACAACCTCAGTGTCCCTAAGCCCGTTCTTCCAGTGAAAGTTTCCTTTCTGTACAACCCTTTGCGCCTCAATACCATCATTAAAATCTATCTGTTCGTATATCTTCTGTAAGTTAAACAAACTATTGTTAGCCTCATCCCTGAATGCGTGTGACTCAGTCCTAGGGAATTGTCTATAGAATTCGTTAAGGGCGTCTGAGTCCTGCTTCAATGATTCTACTTCGTTCTCCCAATAATCAAGAACACCATTACCTATGACATCGCCTACTGCATCAAACACAGGGTCTTCGCTCTTTCTAAAAACAGGCATACCGTACTGATCTATAAAACCCTCAAAGTTCCACTCCATAGGTATGAAAAGTGAATACATTCCACTTTTGGTTTGACCATTTGCGTTTCTTTCGATTACATCAGAGTCTTCGTAAAGTTTCTTGAAGTTTGAACCACCTTTATCTAGTGCGTTGGATGTAGATCCCATCATACACTTACCTACAATCCTTCTACCTAAACGTAGCGTTGTCTTTACAACACGCCAGTTGTTTAATATGTTATCAGGAGGTAACCACTTACCGGATTCGTCGTGTACTAAAAGTCTGAGCTTTTCACCGTCGTAGGAGTTATCACCGGTGTTCTTCCAGTCGATGGTCGTATCAAGTCCCTGTAATTGATCTTGGGTATCGGTTGCTTGAACGATGGACTTTCTTGTAAGCTTGGAGGCGGGGACACGGTACGCGAGTTCCGTCTTTGGTCTGTCCATTCCGTCTTGTATCGGCTTGAAGAAAAAGGGATAGTTGATTGATATTGGGACCACCTTGTCTGTAAACAGTTTCTTAGCATCAGATCCAGTTTTAGAGAGTATTCCGAATCTAGCATCCGAAGATATTGTTGCCAAATTAACCGCTGCTCCGCTTGCCATGAAGCTAAAACCGGACCTCCTATTTTTAAGGTAGCACATCCCATAGCATCTATCGTCGGCCTGGCAAGCTTCCCAGAATATGAAGAATATTCTGTTTGCTTCCCTATAGTCTGGCTGCCCAACATCAATCTT